TTCTAAACCCATAAGTTTCCAGGCCGCTACCCTTCCAGTGGCCTGGATTCTAACTATGATCGGTATTTAATGAATGGAGTTTGTCTAATGTCCCAGGGCAGTACAGGATTTGGATACCGATCATGGCTATAGTAAATGGATATGCAACACTAACTCAAATTAAAAACTACATGTCTATATCAGATAATACTGACAATGACCTGTTAGAAGATTTGATTGAATCGGCATCAAGGTCAATTGACCGGATGGCTAACCGTAGATTTTATTTAGATGCCACCGCATCCGCACGCCTTTACCGTGCGTACTCAGATATTTTTGTTTATGTAGATGATATTGGTACTACATCAAGTTTGGCTGTTGCCTTAGATATAAATGGCAATGGTACTTACACAAAAACCTTAACTTTAAACCAAGATTACATTTTAGACCCATTGACCGCATCATCTTTAGGCCGGCCTTTTACTCAATTAACTATGGTATCTAATACCGAAACCTGGCCAATATTTCCAGGGCTAACCCAAAATGGTTTGCGCCCAGGCGTACAAGTAACTGCAAGATGGGGATGGCCATCAGTGCCGGATGATATAAATATGGCTTGTTTAATCCTCACAGCCGATCTATACAAGCGTAAAGATGCCCCAGGTGGAATATTAGGACTAGGTGATTTAGGCGTTGTCAGAATGTCACCAATTGGTAGAGATGTAACGGCAATGGTTAGGGCATACAAAAAAGAAGTTATTGCATGACCCCAAGCACCGTTAGAGATAATTTAAAGACATCATTGCAAGCAATAACCGGTTTGCGTGTTTTTGATTATGTCCCGGATTCTACAAACATCCCGACAAATAATGCTTTTGCAATTGTTGGTCAATTAACTATGAATTATGATTTTACATTGAACAGAGGATTTGATTCTGCAACCTGCCAAATCATTGTTGTGGTAGGTAGAATGAGTGAAAGAAATGGACAAGAGAGATTGGATGGGCTACTTGCTTCATCCGGTTCAACTTCAATTAAAACCGCAATTGAGGCTGATAAAACATTAAGCGGTGCTGTACAAACACTCAGGGTTGTGTCTGCATCCCCTGGAACAATAACATCCGCTAATATTGACTACCTAAGTTATCAATATTCAGTAGAGTTGATAGGTTAGTAACGAAAGGAAAAATATGGCCATATTTATGGGTAACAAAGTTGCCGTGATTGTTGGTACAACTACCATTACTGATCATGTCAGCACTGTAAGCCTAGCACGCGAAATTGATCAAGTAGAGATCACTGCAATGTCAGATAATATACAGAACATGATCGGTGGGATTGAACGCCCAACGCTAAATCTTGAACTGTATAATGATTTTGCATCATCATCAGTGAACTCATTGTTTGAAGATGCGCTAGGTACTAAACTGAATATCAAATTGATACCAGTAGCAGGTACAGTAACCGCAACAAATCCAAGTTACACAATGTCTTGCCTAATTTCATCATGGACACCTGTAAACGGTGCTGTTGATGCAGTTGCAAGCGTAAGTGTTTCAATTCCAGTAACTGCATTAACAAAATCAACAAGCGCGTAATAAGAAAAGGGTGGGACAATGCACAAGATTGAAATTGTTAAAAAAGACGGTAAGAAAATTACCTATGATCTTACGCCATCTGCAAAGGTGGCTTTTGAAGCCGAATTTAAAACAGGTTGGCGTAAGAGATTAGGTGAACTACAAATGGAAAGTGATTTGTGGTGGTTTGCTTGGCGACTAGAAAAGGATGCCGGCAAAACAGATTTAGCCTTTGGTGATGACTACATCAATCAGTATTCAGATATTGATTTATTGTATGATTCAAAAAATGGATAGACCGCCACGGCCAAATCTACGAAATCGCATCTGTGGCGGTTGCAACCGGTATCAGCCCTAAAGATTTACTAGAGGTTGATCCAGCGATTTACTTAGCCATCAAAGCCATCTTGCAGGAACGGCACTATAACAATAAGAAGGCAACAGTTAGGCGTAAATAATGATTAGACCTAGATATTCAGAATTGCCTGGCCGATCTAGGTCATTGGCGGCAGTGCCATCAATCTATGTTGAAAATTTAACTGAACTTCTTGAAAAAATGAAAAAAGTTGATCCTGATTTACAAAAAGAATTTAGAAGGGAATTAAGCAAAGCAGTAAAGCCTGTTGCTAAATTAGCACAAAGTTTTGTACCACACTCACCATTTCCGGGTTGGCGTGATGTTGAACCAAACTACCCACCACAATGGGGTTGGGCTAATGACAATGTTCACCGGGGTAGAACAATTGGCGAGAATAAAAGAAGTCGTTGGAAATGGTCACAAACAGAAGTTATACGCGGCATAAGAGTAAGCACGGCTAAAAGTAAAGTACAAAGAGTTAAAGGCGCAACATTTTCAGTAACCGCATTAGCCATAGTAAATAAATCTGTACCAGGTATAATATATGAGTTGGCAGGTTTTGGATCATCACGCTCACGCGCAAGAACTAGGCGCATAAGCCGTAACCCAAATGCTAGTGAATCATTTATTGGGAAATTACAAGGTACTGCTAATAGCGGTGCTTACAAAGAAAAAAGATTGATTTACAGAGCATCACAACAATTAGGTGGGCAAGTAAATGATAATCTATACGGCGTGTTAAAAAAATATCTAGGTAAAGAATTTAGGGGTTAATCATGGCATTAAGTCAATATGTTGCAATTAACTTCTTAACCAAGTTTGATAAAAAAGGCTTAGAGCGTGCAACCAAAGAACTAAAAGGCTTTGATAAGGTAGTTGCAACAGGTTCATTCAGATTAAAAGCATTTGCAAAAGCCGGTGGAATAGCGGCGGCGGCAGGTTTAGCCATATTTACTAAAAATTCAATTCAAGCCGCCTTAGCCCAGGAAAGATTAGATAAACAATTACAACTTACATTAAAGAGTATAGGACAAGAGTTTGCCTTACCTGATGTAAAAAACTTTGTAGCAGATTTACAACGAGCAACTAATATTACTGAAGATGCATTAGTACCTGCATTACAAAAGTTAATTGCGCAAACTGGTGATTTGTCATCATCTCAATATCTACTAAGTAAAGCCTTAGATATCTCAGCCGGCACAGGCGCGGATTTAGATACTGTTTTAAACGCAATAAATAAAGCCGCAATAGGTAATTATGATTCAATTGCTAAATTGGGTATTGGCTTTACAACCACCGAAGCCAAATCAATGGGCTTTATTAAGTTGATGCAAAACTTGGATAAGTACGCTGGATCAGCCGAAGCACAAACTAAAACTTTTGCAGGTCAATTAGATAGATTTAAAATTAGTGCAGGTGAAGCCACTGAAACTTTAGGACAAGGTTTTTTAGTTGCCGCTGGTCTTATTACAACCGGATCATCTAACTTAGATATTTTCTCAGCCAAATTGGAAGTTGCGGCTCAAAAGTCAAGTGATTTATTAGTGGGTTTAGGATCATCTTTTAGTAAGGGTGGTTTTCTTGGTTATTTAGACCTCGCAAATTTAAATTTAGATGTGCTTACTGGAGATTTTCAAACTTTTCAAAGACTTGAAAAAGAAGGTTTAAGGATAAGAGAAGAACGCATACTGCAAGAAAAAGGTTATTTAGGCTTATCTCAATTAACTATTGATGCATTAGAAAAACAAAGACTTTATGGCAAAAAAGAACTTACTACTGAACAAGTTTTGGCTAAAATACAAAAAGATATTTTGGCTAGAGAAAAACAAATGACCAAAGAAAAAACTGCACAACAGGCTTTAGATAAGAAAAAAGCCGAACTTGCAAAAATGTTTGATCTTGATGCAATTAATTTACAAGTTGCATTAAGCCGCAAACTATCTGCCGAAGATGAAGCGCGTGTAAAAATATTACAAAAACTTGCAGAAGGCACAGAAGCCGCAGTTAATGAGGCACAAAGATACGCTGATGTATTAAAGGTAATTGAAGATGGCAAAATTACATCAGGCGAAATAGATGAATTGGCTAAAAAGTGGGGTATGACCACTTTGGGCGTTGAGATGTATATTCTTAAATTGTTTTCTGCCAATGAAGAAATAAGAAAAATGTTGGCTTTATTAAAGCAAGTTAAAGTACCTGAAATAACAACTCAGGCCGATAAAACCCCAACTCCAATTATTATTGAGCCACAGAAATATGATCAAATTTTTAAAAATGTATATGAAGAATTGATCGCCGGGGGTAGCAGTGTTGCCGGTGCTAGATCGGGGGCTGGTGCTAGTGCAAGGTTACAAGCCCAGGCAGATGCGTATTTTAGGGCTAATCCGGACATAGACCCTTTGACAGGCGGCAGGCGTGTACCTATGGCAGAAGGCGGCATTGTTACAAGACCTACGCAAGCACTTATTGGTGAGGCGGGTGCTGAGGCAGTTATTCCATTAGACAAAATGAGTGGTTTTGGTACTACCGTGAACATTAATGTTGCAGGCAGTGTTATATCAGAAGGTGAATTGCAATCTGTAATTCAAGATGCTTTGTATAATTTAAACAGAGCAGGCGCGGTAACTCAATTAACTAATTTAGGTAGATAATGCCAGCCGCAACATTCCGGGCAGAAATTGATTTTAGCGGCGGTGCTTCATTTGATCCCGCTTTAGTGCTTGATGATCCTGCTACTCCGCTTGATGTTGCGGTGTTAGGTACTGCCGCCGCAGATACAGTTGATATTACAAATTTTGTTACTCAATGTTACATACGCCGTGCATTTAATAGATCATCAGATTCATTTACCGGTGGCACAGCGCGTATAGTTTTTGTTGATGAAACAGGTGAGTTTAACCCAGCCAATACTGGATCAAGTTTATACGGCAAAATAAAACCAATGCGTAAGATTCGCTTTACGGCAGAATATTTAGGGGTTACCTATAACTTAGGTTCTTTTTATGTACAGGAATGGAATTACCAAAGCCCTACTGGGTTTGATCCAGCCTATGTAACTTTGGCGTGTGTAGATGGATTCCAGTTATTAAACCTTACAACTATTACATCAGTTAGCAGTGGCACAGCCGGACAAACCACTGCCCAAAGAATTTCAAGTTTGTTAGATGCTGGAGAATGGCCAGGCGGTATGCGTGATATCTCAACCACCGCAACTACCACAGTGCAGGCAGATGATGGATTATCAAGATCATTATTGTCAGCATGTCAAATTGTAGAAGGTACAGACCTCGGCGCGTTTTATATGGATGAACGCGGGTATGCAACATTTTTATCCCGCAACGACATCATAGTGGCTTCGGGCGGTACTGCTACTGTTTTTAGTGATGTACCCGGATCAGGAGATGTTACATATCAGGCAGTTGAGTTTGACATTTCTGATTATCAAATGATTAACAAGGTAACAGTAACTAGAACAGGCGGTTCC